AACGGAATCTTTAAATTTGTATCTAACGTAATCTACTTCTTGCCAAGCATCCAACCAAGAGTCGGGTATTTCTGATATTTCTGTTTTTAAATTTCTATCAGAAGTATTTATTGCGCCGAGGCCTGCAAATACCTCCTTCCATCTAACTGAGGAAGATCCTAAATTTCTTATCGAAGTAGTCCCAGCCGGTGCAAAAGCACCGCTCGTCATTACATAACTAGTAGTTGCGGCTGGAAAATTGAAATTAATAGTGTCATTAGCCGAAAAAGTTGAAATATTCAAAGCTGAGCTACTAGTAGCCGAAATACTATTTCCACTTAACGCTCCAACAAAAGTCGAGGCATACATATTAATTCCAGAAAAAGTATTGCCACTGAACGTATTGGAATACATATTAGTAGCTCCAGAAAAAGAAGCTCCGCTAAAACGCGTTGCGTAAGAATTATTCGCATTCATTCTATTGCCGGTTACAACTCCACCATATAAAAACGTGCCAGAAAAAGTGGGAGAAACAAGCACAGGCGGCGCACCTCCCTGTGCAGAAAGATTAATATATACACTTGCAGTAGCATGAGCTTTTCTATAGCCAGGAAGATAAGTAGAATCGAATAATAAATATCCAGTACCGGCACTCGCAGTAGGATTAATATTACTACCAGACAAGCCGGTCGCATAAGGTGCCACACCGGTATTAGAGTTTACAAAAAACGACGATAATGAACTATTAGCTAATCCACTCGCTGAATAGCTATCCATAGAAAAACTCTCACTAATAAAATTAACAGAACCATATTTAAAATTAACTGAATTCCCGTCGAAAGTATTCGTCCCAATAAATGTATTATTTCCACCAGTTAATGCAGTTTCCTCTAATTTCGCCAAGCCCTTTCCGCTAAGGGTAGGTCTGAAAAAAAAATCTTTCACGCCCGACACTGGCTGATTGCCGTAATTATATAAAAACCCCCCGGTCTGTACATAAGGATACTGAACAGATACGCCTGAAAGAGAGTTTAAAGACGTAGTTGTTGCAAAGTATCCGGATCCATATTGACCCACAAGACCGGAAAAATCAGCATCTATCTGTTTTAATTTTATTTTATTTATGCCCATAATTACTTTCTGCTATGGTAAAGTATACATGCAGATCTATTGTCTAAGCCATGATTTATAGCAAGTTCGTCTATTTTGTTATAAATTTCTGGATTAGATTTGGATGGATCGTCAACGTAAGATTCACAAATATTATTCCACTCGATTAATTCTTCATTTTGAGCAATTAAAATTGCCATATCTGAAGCCACCTCGAACTGCTCTTTATTTAACTTTTTAATTTTAAATTTAGCTTTAAGGATAGACTCTATTTTTTTCTCCAATGAAGTAAGAGATGAAATAGTAACTTTTATTTTATCGCAACTGAATTGATTAACATTTTCCAAATCAGAAGCGCCGGAAACTTGTTTTCTTGGTACCGACTGCTTTATGCCGCTTGTCCCAGAGGGTCTTCCAGAATTTCCAGCGGGATTTTTACTACCGCCAGATGATCCAGCGGACTGCTCCCCCGACGTATCCTTAACTCCGCCTATCAAGGGCTGATAGTAACCCTTTTCCTTCAAATCTTTGTATTTCTTTTGAGACTCGATACTTTCTTCCGAAGTCGGAAGCCTACCGCTCTGAAAAACATCAAATCCCTCTTCTGGAGTGAGCACGCCAAGCTCTATTAGTCTAGAATAAACCCTACTCATTAAAACATTATCCTCGAAGTCTATATCCTCAAGTTTCGGAGTTGGAACCTGCTTAAATCCAAGCGCTTTTCCTACCTCTTTCATTTCCGGTATTAAAAAATCTCGTAAAAACTTTTCACGACCATACTTTAAACGAGCAAAGAATACTTTGACTTTTATTGACGTATTTGAAAACTTTTCTTCTCCAAAAAGAATACTATTCAACCCCATGCGAATATCGTTATCCAATATTTCGTATTTTTTAGGATCAAGCAGATTTCCTATATCCGGAATGACAAATTTTGCATTAGTTGTATAATCAGCCACAAGAACCTTACCAACGCTCTGATTTTCAAAAAGCTTTCTCATTGATATTAGATTCTGAGCACTCGGCATACCAACTTTTTCATCGCCCATGGTAATCATCAGAACAGCCTGTTGAACAGATCTAGCAATAGCTTGATCTATTTTTTTCAACTCCAGTTTAGAATTTATATCCTCAAGCACGGCAAATCCCATAGGGACAGAAAGCGGTTCGTAATTTTGTTTCTTGTAAAAAACAGCAACCAGTCTATCCTTATCGAGCTGTAATCCAACATTATTTAAACCAGACGGAATACCCTTAGATACTTTGCTTTTATTTCTATCTATAATATTTTTAATTTCAGGAATTTTTTCTGCTATCTGTCTGTCAGATTCCGTCTTAGGATTTATCAAGCTTTGTAACTCGTAGTCGTTTAGCATCTTGACATATACATTATCCAAGAATGATGATGATGTTATTATATTAATATCAGCAGGATTAAGTACTATATATTTTACTGGAACAGTAGCTGTCGAATCAGAAAGCTTAGAACCAACCGATCCAAAAGCGTCTTGAATTTTCATCATACTGTCTCTACCAAATTCAGCTCTAAATTTATATATAAAAATATTACCACTTCTATAAAATTCTCTATAAAATTGATCCTGCAAATCCCAACAATTTATTTTTTGCAACCATAAGTCGAAAAACTTTCTGCTCTGCTCATTTCCACCAGTAAGATAAATATCAGAAAGGCTAAACTCCGTCATTAAGTCGATGGTATTTCTAAATATGGGAACATTCCAATAAGCTTTTTGACAAAGAACAATAGTATCTTTCGCGGATATATTGGAGTCATAATTGCCCTTACCACTACCATAAATAAAAGGAACCACGCCACGCTCGAGATTAGCGAACCTATCTGTTCTAGTTATCGAACCCGAAGAATTTCTTCTCATTGAAGTATCTCCCGATCTCTCACAAGTGGAAGCCAAGGATACGCTTAAATTATCATCCAGTGAAGCCATAACAGCCTCAGGAAGCTCTATTTTTTCACGCTTATTTTGCGACTTAGAAACCGTAGAATCAGTAGATAAAATATTTTCCAGCTTTTGTTTAGACATCAATTTTCCTTTATTTTATTAATTAAAATACTCAATTAACAATTATATTATTGTATAATTCTACACGTTTTATAGAAAAAAGGGTGTAAAATTATATTTGGGCTTTTCCGCCTTGTCAGAGTGGAGATCGAAATATGCCTTAACAGCCCAGTTACCAAGCATCAAGGCGGAATAGTTATCTTTTCTTGGCTTATTTGCCGTTGTTAACCTTCTCAAGTGAGACGGCAAATCAAAACTCTGTGTTCCGCGAGCCGTCGAAGAAACCTGAATGAGCGCACACTGATCCTTTGTATCTTTTATTATAAAATCCTGCTGCTCCATAAAATCCCTAATACCCAATTTGGCTCTTTCAGACGCATCATCTGGAGCATCATCTATCCCCTTTGGATAAATATAGTCAATAGGAATATTCAAAGAAAACATTTGATTTACTATGTCCGGGTGCGCGCATGAGGCGCTGGCAAACCATATTCTTTTATGATCTATACAGCTTTGAAGATAACCATTGGCTCTACCTATAAATGATGAAGTAAAGTATTGCTTAATGCATATAGTTCTAGTGTCTAGATTATATTGAGTTTTAGCACCCTTAAGCATTTCGTTGTACTCATCGCCCTCCTTATCAGAATTAAATTCAAAAAAGCCGACCTTCATTCCTTTTGCTTTAAAAATAGCTGATCCATTTGCGGCTTCTATGAACTGATCGCCACCGGCGTTATCAATTATTATAAGCTGTATATTAAAGTGAGTTAGTAAGTAATAAAAGTACTTTATGTGATCTTGAATGCTTGTTCCAGCCTTCTGGTACCCATGAACATAAATAGAAGTACCATCTTCTTGATTTAATTCTAAAACCGCCATGGCAAAATAATCTGAACTTTTAGATGCACTAAAACTTGGATCTATAGCTAGTACATATTTTTTATCCTTATCTCCAACTATTTTAGTAGTCGGATATTGCCCATTTGGGACCGTACATAATGTCATTTTTTTAGGTGAAAAATAACCATCTCCGCCATCTACAAATCTTGCGCAATACTCCCTGAGAAATGCAGAATGACTTATTCCACCGCTTTTTGCTAGTTGTATAACGCCCTGATCAATCATATGCTCGGGCAGTGACTCATAACTCATTTGAGAAACAAAATAAGTAGAGTTCTTCATGGCTTCCATTCTGTCCTCTCCTATTCTTTCGCTATCGCCTAATAAACCAGGATCCCTAATTATATCAGACCAAATAGAATAAAGCTCAAAAAGGTATTCAAATGTATAACTAGCAGAACTCAGCGTTATCATCTTGTTGGCATTCTTAAATACCGTTCTATCTTTTTCGCTTAGTCTGCCAGCTTTGATCATTTGATCTTCTATTTCTCTAACTCTAATTCTTTCCGCAACATCAAGAGGAGAACTCATAAACGGCATCAGAACACGTTCAACAATATCTTTTGGCATCAATAAAAATTCGTCAATAATTAAAACAGATGCTCGGTAACCTCTAGTATTTTCACCGCCAAGCGGAATAGCGGTTATAGAGCCGCCATGTGGTAATTCAACCGGGTAAACATACTCATCATTTCTCTTAACTGGATCCTTAAAGCATTGCCTTGCCAATCCGGCATCTTTGGCATTGATCATTTTATCAACTTCCATAAACAACCTTCTAGAAGTTCTAAAGTTAGCTGACGCTATCAATATTTTAGTACCAGGTTCAAAAATGCACTGAAGTATACAAAAAACAGCAGCGCAAAAACTTTTAGACGCACCTCTTCCCCATGTCAACATGCTAAAATTCCTATTAAACATCGCCTTAATAGTTATTTCTTGATACTTCTCAAGCTTTATTCCTAAAAATAACTCTGTAGTTAATCCTATATTTGATTTTAAAAATTTAGCAAGCGTTATACGCGCCGTAGGATCATCCATTTCACCACGCATCTCCAAAAGCTCCTCATTGAAGTGCCTATCTGGAATAATAATATCTTGATTTCCTACTTCCCACATATATTAAATAAGTTTATGTTCTATCAGGTATTGAAAATCTAATGTTTTTGCCGCGTCGCAATCAAGTGAAAGTATTTTAGGAATAATTTCAGACGACTCTTTTCTGCCGCCAGAGAAACAAAATTGAACCGTTTCGGGAAAGCTTTTACATATATCTCTAAACCTATGAAATATAAAATCAGAAGACGCCTTAGCATATCTTCCAGTTCTAGAGTAAGAAAACGACAAAAACTTATTAATATCGCACTCTGTGACCACCACTATGTATCCACCAGCTTCTTTTGCCCTAAGTACCTCCTTATTGAATCTATCAAATCCGGAAGATAGAGTAGAAACCAAATCGCTTAATGATTTTCTTTCCACAGCTAATACTTCATCGCACGAGTAGTCCCCAAACTCAAGTTTCTTACTTATTATCTCGCAATTCATAAGTTTTATAGGCTTTTGTTCTCTCGTGTCGACCGTTATGTTTTTCTTATGAATAAAATTAAAATTTAATTCATTTTTATTATAGTTATATCTTCTATTTAACGAGGTGGAATCTATAAATTTATTCAAATCTTCAAAGAAAAATTGATAAGTTTTAATAGACGGCAAATAAGACACAGTTCTCATCTCAGAACACGATGGGAAATGCCATACACTTTTTAATTTGGAATGTGAAATAATTTTATACAATAAGAATTCTTTTGCTAAACCGTCTTTTTCTAGCTTAAGCCACGCCAGCATATTCTTCTTATTTACGAAGTCAGTTAATAGATATTGCTCGAAACTTTTAAAATCAATTGATTCCTTAGTTAGCAAGTCTTTCTTATTTAAATTTCGCTTAAGATACTGATCAATTTTAACGCCATGAAAATCCTTAATATGATTAATAAATTCATCCTTATCGTCACATGAATAAGCGCAGTTTTTTTCCTTACAAGAAAATTCCATATATATTAAGTATTGAAAATCTCCTTTGGGTCAATTCCGCGAATAATAGCCTTAAATTCATCAACAGAAGATAGTTTTTCAACTTCTTCCTTCAGCGCTTCCCTTTGTCTTTCCGCTAGCGCAATCATTCTATCCCTATTCTCTTCCTGCTTCCATGCATAAACCAAATTCAAGATAGAGGCATTTTCATTTCTTTTTTCTTCTATTCTTTTGGATCTATTAACAGTAAGACTCTTATATAATTTATCCTGACGCGAAATACATTGATTATATTCCGTTTGCGCATTGTTAATTGCTTCATTAAGACTCATGCTTATTTTTTTACCATCGGATTCAGAAGCCATCTCATCTAAAGAAATTCTTAGATACTCTATCCGTCTCTGGATATCCGCAGCTATTACAACCTCATTTGAAAGAGTTATAAACTGATCTATTTCCTCTTGAGACAGATCATCTTTATCATGAGTATAACGAATAAATGCATCCTCGAATAATTCCCTATCCTCCTGTCTGGAATAACTATTTATCTGATAAAGAAATCTAAATATTTTGAGATATGTGGATAAAGCTTCAGCGGACTTTATTTGCGCGCGTTTTAAATTTTCTTCCCTCCAACCATAGTTTAAATACTTGTTTATTCTCGCTATTACCTGTATGAATGTGGCTGGTGGTCTATACTGGTCAGAAGCTATCTGAGGTCTTTTTATATTACTGGAAGGATTGTAAACTATAGACTGAAAATCCCCAGATTCATCCAATCTAAGATTCTTTTTATCATCCTGATCGTCTAAAAATTTTATATATCCCTGAACGGCTCTATGCTCTCTATGCAATGCGCTTATCGAGTCGTTATTAAATAATTTTCTTGTAAATGTTAAACTACCGAAGCCTAAATCCTTTATAGCCAAAGATATTTCGCCCTTTTGTTCATCGCTCAGGACATAGGGCTCTACTTTTTCAATAACGTTAACCTTAATTTTTCCAATTTTAAATTCAGATATGTATTCTTTAATGCATCTTCCCTCTTTACTCCGACCATCTAGCGAGTTATCGTTGAAAACCTTGCGCGTTAAATCTGACAAATTAGGCGTGGCAGAATTAGCGAATGAATCTCTTATAATATCCTGCTGAACATCAGTAAGGACAATATTGCTTTCATTATCTTGTTTCATATTTCAGAAATAGTCTGTTTAGCAACTTTAAAAATCTTATTTTTTATTTTTTTAATTTGCTTGTATCCCGGGGATCTATTTTTTTCACTGGTCTTGTAGCCCATTAACTTCGCAGTTTCAATTTCGTCTTTATTCTCTATATATAATAAGTTATAAACCTTATACTCAACAACGGTTAATTTTTCGCGCATCCTAAGATGAAGCTTTTCAATATTAACCGCGTAATCTATATAAACCCCATTATCAGGAATATCAAAAGCTGAAAATGTAGATTTTTCATCATTAGAATTACCAAAATTTTCATGTATACTGATTGGTATTTTTATATCATATGCGTTTTTTTTCCCACTATTCCATTTCGCATATTCGATACACTCAGTACTCTGGACCGAATACAATTCGCATAAATTACCACCTTGATTATATTTGCACGCACTACAAGGCTTTGAAAAAGACGAATAATTGTTTCTTATCAAATTGGTCATTTGATTTGTAATTATCGTATTAAGCCAAGGCCTTACAGGTCTCGAATTATCCCATTGGCTCCATTTTTTGAAAACATGCAATCTTATTTTTTGACAAACGTCATCAAAATCCATCCATGCTATAGCCGTCAATCTCCACTTACCCCTACGTTTAGCCAGTTCTTCATCTACTATATAGATACATTCAGAAAAATCAGGCCTATTAAATTCGAATTGTTTTTCATCTAACATGTGAGTTAATCTATTTCTATTGTCCTAGATATGCTCGACGCTTCGATCCTTATCTCTTCGAGTATTTGAGCATTGGTTTTCTGGATCGAATTCGCAGTATTTATCTTAAAATCTTGATTTGTCGATCTATTAGAAGCGGAAGAATTTTCAATCAACTTTCCAAAAGAAATCCCGCGATCCGAATCATCTTTTTCAATAATTACTGCAGATTTATTTTTATTTTTTTTAAAATTATTTATATGATATTGTGTTTGCTGGTAATCATATTCGCTTTCATCTTCAACAGAATCGCTATCGTTATCGGAATCATTTTGCAGATTGCGTACCATTCCCGCTTTCGTATTTTTAAATTCGGACAACTGCTTTTCTAAATCTTTTATCCTTTTAAGATGACTCGAATCACTTTCTATAAGCGACGGGGCTTCCGGCGCTGACGAAGAATTTTTAAAACCGCATTCTGGACAAAATTTAGGTTTTGAAAATTTATATTCAGTTTTAGAAAAACAATTATTGCAATAAAGTTTCATATACAATAATTATAATTATAAATTAATAATAATCAATTTATTTATAACCCATATACCGATTCTAAAATGTAATATATTTCATGCGCGCTAATCTAGAAGACGTTTTTAAAAAATACAAAATACAAACTTTTGTAAATAAAATTAAAGATCATCTAAAAGAATATAAAGGTAAAATAATCTTTAAAGATCCGTCCTCAAACAAAAATGAAATAGATGGCGAGTTTTCGGAGTTTGATATGACAATAAAGTGCTTTTTAGATACTTCATCCACATACTGGATAGGTGTTTTAGCACACGAGTACTCGCACTTCTTGCAATGTATTAATGAAAGCGAATACTGGATAGATTTTCAAATAAAAGTATCTAGTATAAATAATTTAAATAATCTATTCCAAAATAAAAAAAGCTTACAAAAAATAAGCAAATCAAATAGATTAAAATTATCGCAATCAATCATAAAGATGGAACTGGATTGCGACAAATCAGCTATTGCATTGATTAATAAATATAAACTACCAGTAGATAAAAAAGAATATCGTTCCAAAGCAAATATTGTACTATATAAGTATTTGTACTGGGGTGAATACGGAATCTGGCCAAGTATAACGGATAAAGAAACCGGAAAAATTGCAGACTGGAAATCGTTAGGCTTAAGCAGGCTATCCTCAGAAGATGGCTATAAAAATATAGACAATATGCCCAAAAGGCTGTTTGATATTTTTACAAAAAATAATTATTAGCTCTCTTTTCTAAGAGATCCATCGTAATGCTCAAATCTATCATGTTCAGTTGGAGATAATAACAATATAGCTGGATTTATTTTACCAGCTCTTGTTTCTTGAAATATATGAGACATCCATGTTTGCTCGTAAGGGTGACCCCAAGTCGTATCCATAAACATTTTTTTACTTCCAGGTTTGGATACCAATTGAGGCCAATTGCAGTAATAAACCTCTCCTGTTGCGTAAGCTAAGCCGTCAACACTTTTAATATTTTTAAAATTAGTTCTAGGAGAATTCGGGTCCGTTCCATACTGTGGAAGCTTGCAGTATTCAGGCCAAAATTCTTCTCTTTTACTCTGAGGAACATTATACCATGACCATTGAGTTGAATTGTTTCCATAAAATTCAGAAAATGAAAGCTTTAGAAAATCGAATTTTTCCTCTTGAATTATTTTCATACATCTGTTGTACAAGTTGTCTATATACCTGTTGAATCCGCTTTTGCAAATATCTCCAGGTTTAGAATAAAAAAACATATCATCTTCAAAAAAGAACATATAGTCCGAATCAGATTTATCAAAATGTTCAGCCACCCACTGCCTTCCTCCACATATACCCAAATTATCCTTTTTTATATGTTCAAAACCATGCTTCTCGCATAACTCCACGTATGCTGGAGTCGTTGATAAATCATTAGAATTGTCTAGTAGATATTTTTTAGGTTTATTTATAAAGTTGGGGTCATATTTAAGCATCGAATCTATCAGCGTTTCGAACTGCTTTGGAGAATTAAATGTTATCACGTATAGCGATGCATTTTCTGGATCTAAGAATGAACTATCATTTATAAGTTCTTTTTTATCGTAGTTCTTCAATTCTTCAAAAAATGGCCACACCATGCCATCACCACCTATTTCAAATTTATGTATTATATCAGGGTTAGTATGTGTTAAAATTGTGAAAAGACATTCATCCGCGCCCATATACCCCTCAGTCAAGGTACGCTGCATTACGCCATAATAGAGCTCATTCAATTTATGAACCTTATCTTTGGCTCCGCCGAAAACTCCACCGCGACACACATATCTAACAAAATCCGTATTACAGTATCTAGCCATGGCGGATCTTTCAAAACCATGTATTTCAGTATTACCCTCATAAGGATAAGACAGATGAATAAATTTAGAATCATGTTTGATTGTATAATTGTCCAAATTATCTAATACCATGTCCTTACTAAAATATCCTTCATGTACGGTATTAGTTAAGCCTCCATCGATCCAGAAAAAATAATCAGAATTAAATGGATTATTAACAGCTGAATCGTTAAGCATGAACATTTTAGTAAACATCATTGCGTTATAATACTTCAACGCAGCTTGTGGCGATTCCCTCAACCAGTCAGCTTGAGATAACCAAGATTCACTGCTTCTAATATCTTGTATTTTTTGAAAAAATGGATTCCATGTTTCGAAATCTTCCAAATTTCTAATAAATATTTTTGTAGGCTTTCCATCACGGGCTTTCAATACCTCTTCCTCCAAATCCTTAGATATCCAAATACACATTTGAGTATCTGCCTTCAAAAATTCAAAGAATTTCTCTTTATAATAGCTAAAATCTCTTTTTGCCCATCCATCCAGCTGCCCTCTTCCCATATCCCATAAACCGGTAACTATTGTTATATTTTTCTTCATATTTTTAAAACGCTTGATCAAGGAACATTCCCTGGTGTGTTCCTAATTTATAAATATTTTTATCATTATTCAAATAAAATTCCACAAATAAAAACTTCTTATTACTGGGGCACGGACTCCCATCCATCGTATCGTCACTAACATGAAAGTAAAATTTTTCATCATTTTGTTCTTTTAATTTTTTTCTCACTATTTCAGTAACGTCTTTTGTTATATTCAATGCAGTATCTGAATACCCCTCGTCTATTTCAAACTGGGGAGTGCCATAATAAGCTCTCAATAAATTTATCTTAGCTGGAATATTTTCGAGCTTATATTCCTTGTACCAATTCTCATGGACGTATGTTACATATGGATTATAAGTAAATCTAAAAAGTTCAAAATTAGAAATAGGATCTTCAATATATGAATTTAACCACGCCTCATATTCCCATCTTCCCCAACAGTCAACTTGTCTACATTTTTTTATATGTTTAGACTGCGACCACCAAAAATTTCCCCAATACCAACCACTGATACATGTTGTACCAACATTATCATATTCATTTAACTTTTCTACGCAATCTTTCCATTTATCAATTACGAAATATTCCAAACATTCCGCCCAAGCTCGTATGTTTTTTATTTTTTCTTCATTAATTTGTTTGGTGGAATAATTCGTATACGTATTACTCACGCCCTTAGCATGAAAATAAAGTATTTTTAAATTGTCATTAGAATCTGCTAATTCTTTTACTTTTTTTATGCCAGCGTACTCATAGCAGTTATTTATATGATACTCTATATTGGCTTTTGCGTAATCTTTCGTAACTTCAGCAAAATCTTTCTCTTCTGCTCCGTTTAGATTAACAGTAAACCAAATTATATCCGATTCATCGTAAAGTCCAGAACGTTTCAGTCTCTCCAATTGTCTAGACACCACCTCTTTCCAATTTCCTGTTAAAAAAATATGATAAACTACAGCAATCATTCGATTTATTTCTTTCTAATCACGCTAGTAATACTGCAATCATTTCTGTGTCTATAAATTTCAACACTTTTTATATTTTCAGTGAGATAAGAGCATTCTTCAGGCGTCAAATAATCAGATGTTATTTTTCCAGTCGTATTGAAACCACCAAGCATATTTAAAGTAGTTGTTTTCGAAGCGTCACCCCAACCAAAAATCGCCTTTTCAGGCTTTAGTGCTTCCAAACTTGTATGCAAATCTTCAATGATATAAATGCCACCAGAATTCAATATTTTAAATGCTTTGGCTAATGTTATTTGCTGATCGAACATTTTATGAGATGCGTCATCCAGAATCACATCTACGTCACTATATTTTTCAATTAGCTCTTCTAATTGAGGCGCACTTGACTGATCTATGGAATCAAACACAATCCTATCTAAATTTTTTCCAGACAGGCAATTTATTGTATTTTGAATATTAAAGTCAAGAGCTATAATTGTAGCATTTATAAAATAATCTCTCCATAATTCAACAGAAGAGCCGTTAAGAACTCCTATTTCCATGAATTTTTTAATATCCTTATAATTATCTTTAAATAAATCATTATAAATCAAATTAAAATAATCATGTTCATAATGCTTATCAGTGCTATAATACTGCACCACGTCAATAAGTTGTACTCCAGTTGGTTTATCTATCTTTAAAATATCATAATAAGCATTATCTATTGTTCTATTTGCAGTTGTCCCATATGAAAAAGCATGAAAAATAAAATTTTTATCTATTTGATTTTTATATTCTCGACCATTCAACCTTACATTACTGATTATTTTTATATTGTCTGCCGCATCATCCAGTCTGTCCATGAGTTTGCCAAAACATGTTTGATCATGCCATAGTCCATGAGCGTAATATCCAATTTGATCATTTTCACCACCTTTTAATTCATCGCAGATATCCCACCACTTCTTTAAGAAATTTTTAGTCCAATCGGTATTTTTCATAATGAAAACACCAGCATTTAGTTTACTTGGACCGTAATCCTCAGTGCAAATTATATTGTAGCCCTCATCTATAAATTGCTCTATTCTATAGCTAGAATCACAAACAATAGCATCAGCATCCAAAAATAAAATATAATCCGGATTGAACTTGTCAAAAACTTCCGCAATAAATCTCGGCTTATACCAAGTAAGCGCCCTTCCATTCGAAGCATTACGAATTATATCCGTATCCGTCTGATTGTAATAAGTATATCCGTGATCCTCGCAATATTTTTTATTTATCGATTCGGTATATTTTCCATAACTCAAATTATTCGTCCAGTATTGGCATATTACTATATTTTTCATTCTATTTTTTAAAAATAACTGACGTCATACTGGTTGGGGCTAGTTTGAATATTTCTACAGATTTTATATTGTCTTCCAAATATCGACATTCATCTGCCGACAAATAGTCGGAAACAATTTTTTTATTTTCAATAAACCCCTCCAACATCTCCAATGTGGTCGTTCTATTTGGATCTCCCCAATTCCATATTGCGTTTTTTTCCGGAATTTTAACTTCTGGACTACTGTGTAAATCTTCCATAACAAATATACCACCACTCTTAAGTGATTTAAAAAATGAAGCTATAGTAATTTGTTGATCTAGCATCACATGTGATCCATCGTCAAGTATTATATCGTAATTTGAAAGTTTAGCAGCATATTGTTCAACCAATACTCGATTAGATTGATCAATATAGTCAACAGTTATTCTGCCACTGCTGGTTAAATCAAATGAATTTATATCCAAACCAAGTATTTCAGCATTGTGAAAGTACTCATTCCAAACCCTCAATGAATTTCCAGGAATCCATCCAGCATCCTTCCAAAATCCGCCTACTCCAATTTCACAAAATTTAGTGACACTATCTCTAATAGGGGAAAAATAGTTCTCGTAGACTCCATCAAAATAATTGTGAGTAAAATCCTTATCTGTTGGATGTATTTTAGCTATATCGCTCATTTTTTCATATTTCATATTTGTATTCATTTTCTATTTGTGTTTACTTAGTTGTTAACATTTTTATCTGGGTTTTTAATAAGTCCAGCTTTTTCCATTACGAATCTAAGGAGTCCAGATCTAACAATATCTGAATATTCCCTAAGTTCAAAGCAATGAATTCCGAAATCTCTGCTTTCTTCATCATTGAATAAGTCAAACATCTTCCGGAATCCAGATTTGGCGCCAATATCATTTTGATTTACTGAATCACCTATAAAGAATATTTTTGTAAACTCTCCGCATCTTGTTAAAACAAGAAAGAGGTCATCCCATGTCATAGACGATGCTTCATCCACTATAACAGCCTTACAATTCCAAGAACGACCCCTCACGAACCCGACAGGGTGACAGTTTATCCTATTGTCTTTCTTTAATTTTGCAATATCGGATTCAGGCAACATCTCTTCCAGCTTATCAAATAGAATGGCATTATATGGAGCCATTTTTTCCTCGCTAGTTCCAGGAATGAATCCAATCTTACCAGTTGTTGAAGATTCTACCGGATTACGGATAAAAATAATTTCATCAACTCTTTTTGCGTTTAAGAGCTTCAAAGATGACATAACTGCCAAATATGATTTAGAAGTTCCATATAAACCATCAATAAATACGCATTTGGTATTTTTATTAGCCGCCACCTCCAGTAGTTTATTTTGTTTATCGGTTAGATCTGTTCGCTCTTTGATATCTAATGAAAAACTTATTTTTGGCCTTTGGCTCACATGAAGTGAAAGATCTTTTTTTGGTAAATTTTGCTCAGTAGAGTTTTCTGAGCCTGATACTCTATTAGTTCTGGTTCTCGCTGGCTTTTTATTTTTTGACATATGTTATAATACCGAATTATACACAAAATATAAAATAAACCAAACAAATTAATTATTAAATAACTAAAAAATTATTTAGTAATATTGATCCAGTATCGCACTGTTAAAATAATAAGATAAAAACAAATAAGTATGGAAGTCAATTAAATTGGTCGAAAATAACCCAAATCCCTAATTTTCGCCACCTCATCAAGTTCGTTCATGAATTATATTACACAGAATCAACTTTTATGCGATAAATAATTTTATACAAAAGAGACGGAGTCTAAACAATCTGGTTTTCCGTGTATAGATAATAAAAATACGGAGATGACTTATAAATATAGATACAATACCGGTACACATGTTCCGAATTGGAACGAATGGACTCCAGGCGTTTCCACGGTATGTGATGGTACAGTATTTCAGCAACAGAAGGATGACCCTAGTGGAATTTGCCCAACGCAGTATCAGCAAAATACTGGAAATAAGCTTGTTACATGGACCCCATCCACTTCCAATTACTGCGATGGAACAGTATTTTACCAAACAAATACCTGCGATGGTTCGAGCAGGCAGGCAACTGGCGTCTCGGTTCCAAATTGG